GCATCGATGCTATGGTAAGCATTTAAGTCCTGAGCGAATTCTGGCGTCCACTGAGCTCTTAACTTACGAGTTTTCGCAGTTACTGTATCACTTCTAAGTGAAACATTGATTTCAGGAATAGCCATGTTTGAAACATTACCTGATGCACCGAAGCTAGAAACACCCGACTTACCTTCTTCAAAGTCACCTCTATCGTTGAGGTTATCAGGACCTTTCTGGAATTGTACTGTTACGTTACCAAGACCTGCGTCATTAGCACCAGAAACAACAAATTCTACATGCGAATCCTTAACTCTAGTAAATTGAGGGAAGAAACCCTTAATACCAGTAGCGGATGGTTGATAGGCTCTTACTCCATCTTCATCAAGATCTAATAAAAGACCTGTAGGGACTTTTAATATTCTAACAATAGAAGTAGCACCAGTTGCTCCACCACTAACAGTACCGTAAGAAGAAGAGAAATCAGAATCTAATTGGAGGATATCTTGGAAAGTAGCAGAAGCGGTTGTGTAACCAGCTGTGCCTGAAGCAACCTCTGCAACGACTGATTGTGTAGCATTGATTGAGTATCCAAATCTACCAGCACCATATAAACCTTGGTTTCTAGTACCTCCGGGTTCATCAGATGGAAGAACGTTTTTGGTAAGTGTGGTATTAGCACCATACAAGCTTTCGTTTTGATCGAAGCCAGGCTGTGCAGTACCATCAGCACCACCATATTGGAAGTCAAGGTAGAAAATAAGGCCTGAGGGGAGGTTCATTGGCTGAACAGAAAGAAGGTCTTTAGCGACAATCTCTCCAAATACTCTTCTAACGAGTGGAAGAGCAACACCAGCCCATGCTTCACTGTTTGCGGTAGTAATGTTAGTACCAGTACCAGTACCGCTGGCTTCGTTTACTAATTGTTTGGCTTGGTTCTCTAAAAGAATAGCCATATTTGTTTTGCTGGACTCAGTCATATCAGTGCCTTCTAAAAGACCTGATTTTTCCCATTTAGAAGATAGTTTAGCTGCCTCAGCGCTATACTGCCTATACGGGTTTGAGCCCTCTAATAATGAATTTACGTTCATAATTGTGGGTTTTTAAAGTTTAATGTTTGCAAGTTTTTGGAATCTTGACACTGTCTCGTCAACGGATTCCGTTATAACCTTATTGGGAGCAGTTCCAGCAGCTTTAGAAGCACGTCCTAAACCTTCTTTAATTGCTCTTTTTTCTACACCAGTAAAGGAAAATGACTCTTGAAGAGTTTCAAATACCAATTTAGCTTCACCAGTTGTAGTTGATTTGTCTAATGCATCAATTACTTTAACCTTTTGGGATTCAGTAAGTGCATTAGCTCTAAATAGTTTGTTGCAGTAGAGGAGTTTACTATTGAGGAGATTCATTTCAGAAATGGTTTCTTTAAGAGAAGTAACGGTATTGAGGGCTTCTTCAAGGTCTTTTTCAGCCTTTTTCTTACCTTCCTTCATGTCTTCATCATCTTTTTTCTTACCTTCTTTCATGTCGTCGTCATCTTTCTTCTTACCTTCTTCAAGGTCAGATTCGATTTCAGCAATTAAAGCATCAATGTCGATATTTTCTTCAAGGTCATCTGCACCTTCACTTCTACGGGCAGCGCCTGCACCAGCAGCCATACCTTCTAAAGCTTTGTAAACAGATTCCATTTTACCAGAAAGTTTACCAGCACGACCTTTAGATAAAATAGCTTCAATACCACCAGCAGCAGCAATTATGCTACCAACAGCGGCTAAACCTACCATTTCGTCAAGTTGGTCACCTTCTTTAAGGTCATCGTCATTTTTCTTTTTGCCTTCTTTCATGTCGTCGTCATCCTTCTTCTTACCTTCTTTCATGTCGTCGTCGTCTTTTTTCTTACCCTCTTTCATGTCATCATCGTCTTTCTTTTTGCCTTCTTTCATGTCATCATCAGACATTTCTTCAAGCTCAGCCATGAGTTCATCAAGGTTAATTTCTTCGTCAACTCCATCTTCGTGATAAGCTTCATCAACATCGTCTTCATCATAAGACATCTCATCTACTTTATCGTCCTCGTCGTAAGACATACCTTCAGACTTTTCGTCTTCATCATACATCTCTTCGAGTTCGACATCTTCTTCAATCTCTTCAGCTAATTTAGCAGAGAGCATGTTTTTAATTTTAGAGTCGAACGCTTCTTCTAACGCCATTTTAGCGTTTTGCAAAGCGACTTCTCTAACGGCTTTTGCGTCGGCAATAGCCTCTTTTAATAGTTCTTTAGCCATGTTATTTAAGTTTTAATTGGCTTCCAGTAAATTATGTACGGGAAATAGAGATTTTAATATCTCTAATAGGGATTTATTTTTTAAAATCCAGGGACACTATTTTAAGATAGTGTATGCTTCCCAAATAAATATAAAAATAATTTGGAAACCAAAAAATTTTTTCATATCTTTAAGGAAAACTATTTATATGATGAATCCACTAGAAATATTAGCACAAGCATTTATCCATGACATTACCGATCCCCAAACCGTATGCATGTACTTTTTAATTGGGGTTATTATAGGAGCTTTTCTTGAAGGTACTATTACTAGAGCAGGATATCCTATGGAATGGTCAGATAGATTCTGGGTAGTATTAGGATGGCCCTTAGCATCAGCCATTTTTATTTACCATTTTATTAAAGGATTTTTCGGTGATGATTAACACTTACACACTCCCGTATTATCACAAATAATATCACGAATAATATTGTGTATTTTAGTGTAATTAGCTGTAGGGTGTTCTATACCTTCCTTTAATTGTTGGGGAGTTAATGTAGCCCCAGGGGTTGATGGTGTAGATACTAAGTCAAAGCATAATAGATCAAAATCTTCTTGAACCATTAAAACACCATCTGAGTTTTCTTGTACCGAACCCATCCCCCTAGAAGAAATGCCAACAGGGATTCCTGATTGGAATAATGCTTTTGCTATATTACCTGAGGGAGTAGGAAGGATTTCTATTTGACCATGTATATCATTTCCATTCCACCAACATTTGTTAATTTTATGGGATACATTATTTAAGTTAATAACAGAAGAATCCGGGTGATCTAATTCACCTAACGCATTATTTTCTTTAATGGGTCCATCAGTATATTTACCCATTTCTCTTTCAAGAATTTGTCTTTCATAAATACGACCATTATGGTTTTTAACACCTGCTCTCTGGATAATTCCTTCCACAATTAATGGACCTCCAGCTTTGATTGATGATTCTACTAATAATCTATCAACTTTTAATGGGATAATATCTACGATTAAATTGCTCATCTTCCTTGTCCTCTATAGGTTTTTTTATAATGTTTTGACTGTTTGTGATTACTATGCTTAGTTTTAGCATGTACTCCTGGACGTGAAACACTTACGTCACTTTTATTAAAATCAAATGCACTAATTTTTCTTGCCATAACTTATTTTTTTACGGGTATATATCCGAGACGCTTTGCTTGTTCAAGGCCTCTATTTTTTGCTTTTTTTCCTTTTCCTCTAAAAGCTCGGGGCGTAGCATAAGCTTCGCTCCCACCAGTGCTAATAGTAGTACCAGTACCGGTAGTATTTGCTTCATCGATTTCAGTCTTGATGAGTTCACGGATAAGGGCTTTAAGTTCATCTATTTTCATTAATCTAAGGATTTTAATTCATTAATTAATTCATAATAATTTAAGAGATTAATAACATTATCATCATGAACAGAAGATTTTTTGCATAAAGGTTTAATTAAATTTTTTACCTCTGTAAGTTTTATTTTAGTAACTTGATCAGTATTTTCAGATAAAGTCTCTAATTCAGCCCTAACAGTATTAATTTCTTTATTAATGAATTTTTTTAGTTTGGGGCTGTTAGATACATTATAAACATATTCTTTTAAAAGGATACGTTGGTTATCTTTTAATTTTGAGTATTTATCATTAAACTTTTCCATTAACATTTTATATGTTAATGCTCTAGTTTTTTTATCAAATTTTTCATATTCCTCCATAACAATTTCCTTTTTAGGTTTGTTAAGGAGATTTTTATTAGTAATATGTTCTAATATAGCCACCTTAGAATCCACAATGGACATAGGGTTAGCGTTTTTATTTTCTAATAAATTAAAAACACTAGCATATATTTTATAGTTAGGGATTTTAGCTTTAAAAAAATCTTCTATATTATATGTATCTTTTATTTCTCTAACCAAATTATATCTTTCCCTTCTTAAGGCAGATTTATTTAATTTATTGTGGGCATTTATCAAGGTTTCGATTAATACAGTAGCATTAGCTTCTTTATCGTATCTTTTATTTAATAAAGCATGATAAATTTGATACTCTTTTAAAAGAGTACTATTTTGGTTAAAAAACTTTTTTAAGATACCTACAGCCTTTGGAGAATTATTTGATATAGTTTCAGACGTAATTTGTCTAGTTAACAATTCAAATAGTATTCCAGTATTTTTGTACTTGGAGTGCTTAGGTTTCATGCAATAAATATATTTATTCTTATATAAATATGTAAAAAATATTAAAGAGTTATTCTTTTATAATATTTTCTTCACTTAACATAGAAGGTGAATCTTCTTCGGATAATAGTTCTTTTCCTTTCATTCTAGATAAAGATAATCTTTTTAAAATTCTATTATTCTCTTCAAGAGCTAGTGG